CCAAATGCTTTATATACTCCACTCTGACTAATATTTATAGCAGCTGTAGCAAAGTCACCTGCAGAATTTAATATATTTAATACCCCAAAGCCTTTTAAGTTAGCTCCTGTAGTGCTTAGGTGTGAAGTCAGTAGACGTTTATAAATAGACAACCCAAAGGCATTTCTTTCTTGTCTTGTTGTAGGTTTAGCCTTCTTTTTCTTCTTACCTTTTTTACCCATGAGAGACTCTATAGTAGAAAGAGATACAGTCTCATCCATCTGTGCACCCTTAACCATATCCATAAGAGCAGCATCTGCTTTAGCACCAGCTTTATCCATACGAGAAAGCTGAGAAGAGATCCACAATGTGCCACCAGCATCTGACACAGACTTAGCATAGTTGTCAGAGATTGCTTTAGCTGTGTAGTCTATACCTAGTTTTTTACCTGTAGATTTTTCCCAGGCTTCTATTGCTGCCTTGGCTGAGTCATCACTTAGGTAATCTTGAATAGCTTCAGCATATATTCCTGTCGTAGTATTTTTCTTCAGCATACTTGGGTGAGCTACCCAACCAGCATCTACTATAGCCTTGCGGAAACCTGATTTGTTTTCAGTAGGTTCTCCGAACATAAACCTAGTCATAAACTGACTGATAGGTTTTGTTTCAGTGTACTCTTCGCCTCGTTCTGTTATACCAGCCGCTGCTTTTCTCTTTATAATTTCCCAGTTTAAAAACTGTTTAGAGTTTCTTTCTTTTTTAAGCTCAAAGTTTTTCTGCATGTTTACATTTATACTTTTGATATCAACTCTTTCTTTTAAGAGTTCTTTAGCTTTATCAAAACCTATGTCAAGAATATCTGCATCTAATTTTTCATAGCCTAAATAAACTTTCTTTAAAGCTTTACTCTTACGCAACTCTTTAAAACCTGCAGTACCTAAGAACAATGCAGGTATAAATGCAGCTCCACCCATAGCCATTGCTGTTTGGGCAACACTATATTTATCTTGAACACCTGTCTCAATCAATTGATTTTGATAACCTATGTCTGTCCCGACTTGGATCAAAGCATCTGCTACAGTAACAGGTGCAGCCTTAGCTGCAGCTTTACCTACAGCTGCCCTTGCTGCTGTCTTAGTCATACCTTGTTTTAGATATGTCTGGTAACCTTTTATTAGAAGAGAACGAGCAGCCACTGAGCTAGCCTTAGTAGCACCAAAGGTAACAACCTTACCTAATCCAAACGACAAGAAGGTAGCAGGGTCATAGAGGCCAGCCCTAGTATAGTCACCTATTGCATCACCCATTTCAGACCAAGAACCATCACCAGTAAAAGCATTACCCATACTATCAAACAGATGATAACCTGCCCCAAGTTTGTTCTTAGTTAGAGAGTCAGCATTCATGCCATACACAACTTCATTAGCAGTAGTTACAGATTGACCTCCAGCAAAAGAACGTTGGTAGTTCTGCCAAGTTTCAAAGGCTTCCTCCCTGTCCATCTTACGATAGTCACGAGATCCAAAGACTGATCCACCTGAGTCAGCACCAGCTGCACTTGATAAACCTTTATAGGCTCCTCCTATTAGACTAGAGGGTTTGTTACGTGCCTCAAGACTTTGGAACACAACCTCCATAAGACGATCATCTTCTAGGAAGTCTTCTTTAATTAGATCCCTGTCGTACTCATCTAGTATTGTATTTAAGTTTACTATATCATTTTGTTGACCTACTAACTGAGGACTTCCATCTTCAGTCTCAACAATAGTTTCTACCGCTACTGGAGGTTGTGATTGCGCACCTTCAGGGTATTTTTCCATTGCCTGTTTAAGCAGAGATCTAGTTTCAATAACTTCTGGTTCTGGATCAGAGTTAATCTCAGGTTGAGGGTCTACTGACCCATCCTCTTCTTCCGTTATACTGTATTTTTTTAAAGCTTCCTGTAGTAAATTCATTATGAATCCGCTCCTACAGTTTGCGTTACTAGGTTTCCATCTGGTCCTATTACAGTTACAACCATACCATCTTTAACAATACCTAATCTATATAGATATTGATAGGTAAACATATTACCTACGTTCATAGGAACTTGTTGTGTAGGTAAAAAACTGTCACCAAGCAGGTTAGTTTGAACTTCAGGTCTTTCTCTCTTCAATAAGTCTACGTAGCTAGTTCCATAGATACCATATAAATCTTGTGGGTTATTGTTATCTGTGAATTTCTTTTGAGCATCAATAATAACACCTGATCTTTCAGATAAAAATTCTTTGATAAACTTTGCGTTTGTTTGCCCTACATCTTCACCTTCGTTAACCCCAGCAAACTGAGCAAAATTTTCACCCGTGCTCATTACACCTTGAATTGTACTTTCAATCTCTCTTATATTTGATAGGTCATAATCAGCTTGGTTAGTTACGTTTGTAGTAGCTAATTTTTGTAAGTTCATTATATCTGGTATTGAACCTTTTTCTATAAGGGTAGGACGATTTAAGAAATCAACCTCACCTCCTGTAACAAAAACTTCACCAAATCTTGCTTTGTTTTCCTCAGTAATTACCATACCGATGTCATCTTCAACTTTTGTCCACCAGGCATCATCAATAGGAGTCTCTGTGGGGTTAGTGTACACAGCACTGTCAATCATTTCACCAAGCAACTCAGCTGCAGATTTATTTTGACTACGAAATTTAGGGTTATCTATATCCCCAACTAATTTTGTAGCTATTAGATAAGCTCTCTCTACATTACTCTGAGTAGCAGCATCTGTACCACCTGAGGCATGTAAGGTTGCTAACTGTTCAGGGGCAACACCTATAGTTTTTAAAACCTTCATCATTTGTTTTGTACTTTTGCCACTCTTAGATTTATCTGTTGAACTTCCTCCACCTAAACCTGGTAACGATAAGCCACCACCTAGAGATTCATTTAAAAATTTAAACTGGTTTCTTGATTCTTCACTCTCTCTAATCTTAAAGGTTGCTTCAGCACGTTCCTCTCTACGAGAAGCCAGTTCTGTTGCTTCTTTATTTAGTTTATCTTTCTTAGCTACCTCTAAGCCTCGTTCTACTCCACCCCAAAATCCCATTACGCATTCCTCCGTGCCATAAGACCCATTGATTTTTCTTCTTGCGGCTCTTGTGTTTTCATCTGTGGCTCTGGTGCTTGCATATCTTCAGGCTCTTCTTCAGTCATGTCGTCAGACATATCTTCTTCCATACCCTCTTCAGGTTCTTCTAATCCTGATAAGTCTGGATTTTCTTCTTCTTCAATTTCTGATAAAATTTTCTTAGCCTCTTCCCGACGAAGATTCATAGTAACCATATTTAAATTTAATTCTTCTTTATCCTCATCAACAAGACCTTCTTTGTAATCTATACCTGCCGCATCACCAATACCTTTTATATACTCATGTATAACTGGGGCAATGATAAGACTTACATCAATACTGTGCTGACCATCGGCAACCCCTGCACGAAGAATACCCTCAGTTAAATCTAAGATGTCTACACCCAACGCCATAAGACCTGCAAGAGATTCAATTGCTTTTTTATCTTCAAGTTTTTCTAGGTGAAATAGCAAAGCTTCTTCTGGATCAACCATCCTAGGAGGATTTTCCCAAGGGTAGTTTTTAGGTTCAGAGGTTAGAGATTGACCTGGGATAGGTGCGTTAAACATTTCTATTACCCTCTACCGAAGAAAATTTTGCATAGTAATCAGAGAGGTAAGTTCCTAGTTCATCTTTAGGATTGTATTGACCACCACTTTTTACGTACTTGTTCATACCTTTTATTCCACCAAGGTGAGCTACAGATCGTAGTCCATTCCTATCATAGTTTTTACCACGGTCACCAAGATTATCTATTGCTTTGTCAATATCTTTTATGTGCCACAACGATACTCTCTTTTGTATCTCAGGACTATTTTTAAATTCATCCATAGTAAAGCTAATGCCCAGGCCTTTTCGTGCATCGTCTAATCGTGCTTCTCCAAATTGACCTGCACCTGCAAACCTCCTACCATCTTTATTGGTACGATCAGCTTCACTATTACCTGAAGATTCTGATTGGTTTAAATTACTTAAAAAATTTAAATCTTCTTCACTACCCTTCATTTCAGTTGTGTCAGCTTTACCTTTGCCTAGCATAGCCTTTGCTTCTTTAGAATTAAACCCACCTTGGTCCATAAGTTTTGCTATGTTTTCATTACTAGCATAAACTTTATTAAATATTTTTGTTATAGATCCTACTTCAGCTAAAGCACCAAATTTATTTGGGTTTGGTCTAGTCATAAGACCACTAATATCTTCATCTACAAAACGAGAACGTCCTTTACTTGAAGTACCTTTATTTGCAAGTCTGTTGTTACCAGATTCAGAGGCTGAAGCGGCTGCTTTTCTAGCCTTTCCTAGTAGTTCTTGATAGCTCATAATACTTCCTTCATCACTATTAAGTTTTTGACCATGCAATAGCAGCGCCAGTTAATACATTCCACATGCTTGTAGACTCATCAGATTCTCTTTGTGCTTTATTTTCTGCAGCAATAGCAGCATATTTTTTATTACCAAGCACAAGATCTAGTGTACGATCTTTAGATGCCTCTTCACCTTTGTATGCATAGTCCATAAGGTCACGTTCTCTTTGCCAGATCTGATCTATTGTACTCTGTGTAAAAGTATTTACTGCCAAAGCTTCTTTAGAGTTAGCTTCATTCTGTGCAGAGGTGTTTATAGTCTCAACGTTTTGTTTCCATGTAGCATTAGCTTGTGCTATAACAAGACCATTCGTTGCATTGAATTGATTACGTTGATTTTTTTGAGAAACATTAAACTGTTCCGTAGCATTAGATTGACCTGCATTAAATTGCTCATTAGCCTGAGACATAGCAGCATTAGATTGATTTACTTGTGTTTTTAAACTCGACATAAATTGATCTGTCTGAGTTTGAGATGTAGCATTAAATTGAGATGTGGCATTAGCAGCTGCTGCATCTGTAAGTATAGATTGTTGTTGAGCTTGTGCTTTAAACATTGCAACTTGCTGCTCATTATTTAGATTACTCATGTCCATCTCTAAGAAAGCTTGAGCATTCTGTACAGCAGCTTGTTGTTGGTTAGACAAGTTAGCCATGTCCATAGTAGCCATTGTTGCAGCATTCTGAAGAGTAGTAGCCTGAGCAGAACTTAAATTTGCTAAGCCAACAGTCTTCATTATCTCAGAGTTATGCAACTTAGTCTGCTCACCAGCAGTAAATGTAAGGTTGTTTGCTTCTGAAAACTTTGAAGCATTCACTATAGAAACCTGTTGCTTGTTATCAATTTTCTTACCTTGTAAAGCAGCGGCAATCTGAGCATTAGCAATGTAAGCTTGTTGCTTTGACGACATATTAGCTAGGTTAACTTGCATCTCGTTGGCACTGTCTTGCAATACAGCCTGCTGCCTATTGTTCAAGTTAAGATTACTTACTTCAGCATAACGTGCAGCTTCAACTATATTAGCCTGTTGTCTGTTAGATAAGTTCTGACCTTGCAATGATGCTTTGATCTGAGCATTGGCTAAGATAACAGATTGAGTATTGCTTAGGTTTTGTCCCTGTAAAGAAAAAGCATTGTTACTGTTTTGTAATGCAGCTTGTTGTTCATTGTTTAGATTAGCTAGAGACAGACCTTGCTGTGCAGCAGCATTAGACAGAGACACCTGTTGTTGGTTACTTACATTAGCCATATTCATAGATGCAAAAGTCTTAGCATCCTGTGAGGCAATAGGTATTGCAGACTCCATAGAGGCTTGTACAATAGCAGCAGCAGCCATAGAAGAACCTCCCATACCACGAGAGATCATAGCAGCATTAGCTGCTCTCATAGCCCCAGCAGCCCATGCAGGTGTACCATCATCAAACTGTTTCATAAGCTCAGACAGTTGACCCTGTACAGTATCTTGAGCTTCTACCTTACCCTCTTTAAATTCTGCAAGTGTTCCATCATCTATGGTGAAAGAATCTAAGATAGCTGCAACTGCTACAGCATCTTTGTTTAATCCTGCATCAGTTACAACTTTAGCCTGAACTATATCAGACTCTTCGATTTGAGCAGCAGTTGGAATTTCGTTTTCTTGCACTGAAGCTTGAGCAGCTTTAATGTTATCAGGTACATTAGCTTGAGCAACTTTAGTTTCAATAGCTTTTTCATCTAAGCCTTCGGCTTTAGCTTTTTCATCTTCAGTAACTATTCGATCACCAGCTACAACAGACTCTACATACTTTGGATCAACCTTCTCTGCCTTTGCTTTAGCATCGTCAGAGACTGTACCTGTAGCAGCTGTAACCTGTGCTTTATCAGATACTTTACCTGTTGAACCTGTAACTGCATCAGCCGCTTTCTTGGAAGCATCAGCGGTGGTGGTTGTTGTTGCTTTAGTTGCTCTAACATTATCTGGTGCAGCGGCTGAAGTTCCAACAGCTTGCTTTTGAAGAGCAGTATTTGCGGCACCTACTTGACCAGCATTACTACTAATAGCAGTGCCGTATGTATTTGCATCAATTTTATCTACTGCCTGAGACTCAACAAGAGAACCTGGATCTACTACTGCTGTGATAGCTTTTTCTGTAGCAGCTCCTGCTGTTTCCGTACCTAACTTAGCAGCAAGTTCATTGACTTTACTCTGTGCTGCTGCTCCATCTGCTGCTGTTTTTTGTACGGCATCTCCATGAGCTGCAATTGCAGCGTTTGCAGCAGCAATTGCAGCATCTTTTTTAGGGTAGTCAGCATAAGCAGCTGCTGCTTTTTCTGCAGTTGCTTTAGTTAAATCCTGTTGTAACTTAGATCCTTTAGCTGTAGCATCAGCTGCTGCTTTTTCTAACGCAACTACTGCTTGTTTAGCTGCTGTTAATTCAGTGTTTGAAGCCTTCATCTCAGCTATACCACCTGGAGCATAACCCCTAGCTACACCGCCATCAGCATAACCACCAGTACCACCACCGAATACTATAAGACCTGAAGCCCTTGGATTTAAGTGGCGAGTTATCATAAACGGATTATAAAAACTGTGGCTCATTTTTTAAACTCTCTCATATGTCTCTTGGCTGGATCATGTAGTCTACGCCAGTTAATATTTTCTTGTCTTTGGTATAAATTCTTATGGTAGTTGAGTATTAAAGACATTACCTGTCTTGCATTACCATAAGGAGTTATAAACTCGATACCCCAAAGTTCTTCTTTGTCGTCTGTTACGTAATCATCTTCAGTTATATAGTATTGATTGAGTAAGAAATCATTGCCAGCTTGTTTATTTAACCAACACCAGGTGACCAAACCTATTGGTTTATCTTCTTGATAATAGAGGCGTATCCTATTGTGCTTAATAGGTGCTACAAGGTATCTGTATATATCATCTACATTATAGACCTTATGCCATTTACTTTGTCTAAATAACTCTAACCCATCAACAAGAGCTTTATTATTATCTATTTGCATTACCGTAGTTTAACTCAAAAAGCTTTAAAAGTCAAGCCCTTTACCACTTGTCATGCTTCACGCCTAAGAAAAATAATACGACAACCAAAGCACCTACACCAGCAAATAATAACAGAAGACCTACTGCCCAACTAATACAGTTGTCTATAAACTCCTGTTTCTTATACACAAGTTCCTGTTGGCGTTTTCTCTGCTGACCCTCAATCTTTACTATGGCTTCCCATGCACTGGGTCCGTAAGTCCATGAGATGTGAGTACGTAACTCTTCCCTCATCTCCGCCATCTTTTGTTTCTGTGTCCAAATCTCTAGTGCGTTAGCTTCCGTATCACCAAAGAGTTTGTACAGGGGTGGCTTCTCAGCTTTCTTCTCAAGAAAGTCCATGTCACTAGCAGCTTTAGCAAACTGAGATATGGTAGCGGACATCTCTGAGATACCCTTACCAACTTCAACTGCTTTCTTTATACCTTTATAAGCGGCACTGGCTGCAGCCATAGCTGTAAAAGGGTCCATACTTATTACCTCATTGACATCTTCTCAACGGCTACACGTATAGCCTTTATATTCTCATCCATCCTTGCCATAGTTACTGCTTGAGACTGCACTATATTCTCAAGGACTATTAGCCTAGTTTCATGCCGTACAATCTCACGGGCATTGTTCTCTATGTCGGTGTTAAGTGCAGCTACAAACCACACAAGGGCTACCGTCTGACCTATAATAGCCAGTACAAATGTTAGGGGGATTGATTTGTTTAAGTACCAATCATCCTGTGCCATAATTAAGAATCCGCAAACGTGTTAGCTGCACTAATAGCTGCATCAATTGTAGTAAAGCTCTCACTACCCCAATCATCTAGCGCCTTCATGTGGACTAGGTAACCCTTGCTACGAGCTACACGCTCTTTCTTTTCTGCTAACGTCATGTCCTTACAAAACTCATTGTTATCATCAATCACGCTAGTAATTACTGATACGCTACCCAGCATGGCTGAGTGATCCTGTGCTATTTGTTCTTCTTCTCTTGCCATGTCTTATCCTTCCAATGTCGCTATACGAGCTAATGCTGCATCTAATGCTGTTGACAGTTCTTGTACTGCTTTAACTAAGATTGGTACGAATTTGCTGTACTTCATTCCATACTGTTCACCATCTGAACTAAGTGAAACCGTTAGATTTGTTTTGTTAGATTTGTTATATCCAGCCGCTTGCTCTAGTGCTTCAACTTCTTGCGCCTTAAAACCAACGTCTAACCAATCCTTTTTGTGCGTACCGTCAGGTGTTTGATCCGACAAACTCCAATTATCTGCTTCTGAATCACCATAGTCAGAACGTTGATCCCACTTGTATGTAACTGGACTCAGTGCCTTAACAAAGTCTAAGCCTATATCTAATGCAGTAAAGTCTGTCTTATCACGTTGATCAGAAGATACAGTCCAATCTACTTTAATATTAGCAGTAGCAATACTATTATCACCAAGTGTTATAGTGTTACTTGCCGTAGTGTGTTCACCGCCTGGAGAACTTGATTTCCCTGCATCATTTCCTAACATTAAATTGTTATTGCCTTCAGTTAACGCAAATCCTGCACGGTCTCCTACAGCAGTATTAGAAGTACCAGACGTTACAACTTGTAAAGCTCCATATCCCACGCCAGTATTAACACTGCCAGTACAAGTTGCATTACCTGTATCAGCCCCTATGAATGTGTTTAGGTCCCCTGATGTGAGTCCCTTTCCAGCATTGCCACCTACTAGCGTGTTCTTTATGCCGTCTGTAACTGCCTTACCCGCATCATAACCTACTGCGGTGTTGAATTCATCAGCATCGTTGTTTTGCGTACTTAAAGCATCATAGCCGATTGCAACATTTTTACGTCCCCCTATTTCTGCTCCTAAAGAATTAACACCTACTGCCACATTTGTATAACCCGTAGTAAGGGCATCACCTGCTAGAGCACCGATAAGAGTATTTTCTGTTCCCGTGGTGACTTGATTACCTGCGTCATAACCAACAGCTACATTTAACATATTAGCAGCCGTATCAGCATTATTTGAGTCTACGGGTTTTTGTTGAGCTAAAGCACCACTACCAATCGCAGTGCTTTGACTTCCTAAAACATTTGAACCCAGAGAAAAATAACCAACAGCCGTATTGCTATCAGCGTCCGTAATGGCATCTCCTGATATTGAACCAATGAGGGTGTTGGTAATGCCAGAGGTGACATTAAGACCTGCGTTAAAACCAAGGGCTGTATTGTGGCCATCTCCGTCCATGATATGATTTCTTAATGCGCTTCTACCAATTGCAGTGTTTTTATTTGATTCTGTGTTTGTTTGTAACGCACCATCGCCCACTGCTACTGTATCATTCACACCTACTTGAGCTTGACCCGCCTGACCTACAAGAACATTATTACTACCTGTCGTAGCTCCCCCAGCGCCAGCGCCAAGACAGGTGTTGCCGCCGCCACCTTGAATTGCATCTCCTGCTTGACTACCGATAAGGGTGTTTCCTACGCCCGATGTCATTGCTAGCCCTGCACTATTTCCGACAGCAGTATTATTATTTCCACTGGTAGTTTGACGTAAAGCGTACCTACCAACAGCAGTGTTATCATTTCCTGTAGTAGTTGCACTGCCTAGAGCAGCATAACCAACAGCAGTGCAATTTGCTGCTGTAGTGCTTGCCCCCATTGCTACCGTTCCAATGGCAGTGTTTTCACCAACTGTATTAAGACGCATGGCTCGATAACCAACCGCTACATTATAACTAGCAGTAATGTCTGACATTAATGATTCAAAACCAATACTTACATTCTGATCACCCGTTGTAATTGCAGTACCTGCCTCATCGCCTACTGTCACGTTGAAGTTACCGCCAGAGGCTATTGCATCACCTGCGTTAACGCCTGCTCTGAAGTTTGATGTTCCTAGTGTAGTAGTCTTTAGCTCACCAGTTATATCAATAGTACCAGTAAATGTCTGGTCAGCTATCTCAAATGGTGTATAGCTTATGATGTCACACACATCGTCTGCACTGGCAGCTACACCTAATACGACATCACTACCATTACTAGCTGTGAAGTCAGCAGGGCTTAGGTGAGAGCCGTTGAGGTACACATCCACAAACTGGGGGGTGTAACCTGCCGTAGCGAATGAAGTCTGTCCTTCAGTAGCTGTGAAGCTCTCACGGTGCTGCGTAGCCTGTGGTACTGGTACTGATCCTAGATAACCTGCCATTAGTCTGCATCCTCTATTGTTATAGTGCCAGCATCAACTTGGCGTAGTATCTCTGCGTAGTCTGTGTTAGCTGGGTCTTTTGGTATCTGCATTTCAACACTATCAATAGTTGCTTTAAGAGTGGTAGTAACTTCACCCGAAAATGTTTGATGTTGTACTGATGTAATATTCATAACTATAACTCCGCATCTGCTGTGTAGTGATAGTGTAGGTAGGCTTCGTCCGCACCACTTATAACTACACTATTGGATACCTGTCCGTTATTTAGTGACGCACAATTTACATCTGCTCCTGCATCATTATTTCTAGCTTTTCCAGAAGTTCCTGAAGCAGAGGAATAATAAACCATTGTTGGAGCAGCACGTTTGTTTTGTTTAAATTGTACTGTTGTAACACCGTTAGAACCTTGTTGCCTAATTGCTTCGACTGAACTTTGGGTTGTAGCGCCAGCAAAAGTACCAATATCATAAGATTGCTCATAATACCTCTGGCACTTAGCTAACGTAGTACTAAAGTCCTCTTGCTCAAATTCCGATGCAACTGGACCGACTTCCAATTGTACGCCTGTGAGGAAGAAGTTGTTGGCAGTGTTGCTGAAGATGCTGTCTATACCAGGCGCACGATTGGCTGATGATTGATTAGCAAATGCCGCAGTGTTTAGTGTGCCGCCAGTAAAAGTTGACCCTGCGTGAAGCCAAAAATTTAACTCAAGTTCATTAGTATTATCATCGTTAAATGGACTACTACCATCATCTACATCTGGAGGAAAAGTAATCTCATTGCGTACCCAATCTGTTGTAGTACTAAATAACTTAGTACATTGTCTTTCCGCAGTTACATCAAACAACTCACAACCAAAAGTAAATGAAGCACTAGCTTTAACATAAAAACTTACCGTAACTTGTTTCGCACCAACAACACCCTTACCTATACGTTGTACATTTTGTCCTTCTATAGGCTGTCTTAAAATAATATGTTCTCCAGCAGCGATAGATGCATCAGCCGTTGTACAGTCTAGTTTAAGGCAATTGGCACTAATACCATTTGGCCCATCTGCTGTTTGAGTCATAGTAAATCTGCCAGCAGTGGCATCTCTCAGAATTTTCCACCTATCTACAGTAAAATATCCAGAAGCAGCACCCAAGCCTGTCACTGACACGGCTCTCTGCGACAGATTCATTGCACCATTGATGATCATGTTACGACCTACGGCTGGTGCTACGCTGGCGTTTGTTCTAGCTTTAGTCATGTGTGTTTATCCTTGTGCTTCACGCATTGCTTTGTAGGCGTTGCCTACAGCAGTAGTCCATGCAGCGTTAGCTATTGCCTGTACACTTGCGTGTTCACCAGAGATGTCTGTGGCTGCGTGTGTCCAATCACCATCTGCATCTACTGTTGAAGTAAATGGTGTAAGAACATGTCTGTGATACCCACGACTAAGCTCAGTCAATGAACCGTCTGAACCTTCTTCCATAATTGCAGTTGCCTTGCGAACTTGTATGTTCCAAGAGCCTGCGACTTCTATTCTGTCGTACTCGTCTACTTTTGTTATGTCACCGTTTGCCATTTTTATCTCCTATGGTAATGGACTGTCCGACCCTAGAATCCACTAGGGTTAATTTGTTATTATGCCTTGTAAGTCATGCTGAAAATAAAATCTCCATCAGCGCTTACATGTGCGGCTGTCAGGCTTGAGGAGTCGGCAACGTCGTTACCTAATCTAAGGTCAACATTAATACTGTTTGGGTTAACTATTCCCATCATAGTAGCGGTGGCTGTAGGCAGGGCAAAACCGGCATAATACCCTACGTGAAATGCACTAAAATTGTTAGTTGCGTCAGTTGCTGTAAAAGGTAGGCCTGTCATAAAAATAGTACCACTCATGCTGCCTAAACCATTAAGCTGAACACGGCCATTAAGATGTACTAAATTACCAACTTTTGTGTAATACCCTGTTCGTTGGGCATATGCAGCAGGGGCATTACTACCTTGTAACATAGTAGGTGACCAAGTTCCTTCTTCGTAGTCATCCAGCAAATTGTTATCAATATTTGTGCCAGTGCCAAAATTATGAAAATCAATGCCGTGACCTGCTGTGCCGATTTTTAGGTTTCCGTCTGTAAGTAGTAAGGCATTAGCACTGTTTTCAAATGTAGCAATATTAGTGTTACCATCTTTAATGTATAATTGGCCCCCGTCTGCATTTAATTCTATATCACCAACTACGTCTACTGTTAGATTACCCGCACTCTCAAAAGTACCGTTTGTACCATCGTGAATAAGTTTAAGATCATTACCAGCCCCTATGTTTATTCTAGCGGAGTCTGAGGTAAGAGATAGATTATCAGCAATAGTTACTGAGCCACTAGTCGCAGTGCTAAGACAAGGTACATTATTGTGATAAAGAGTTACAGCCCCATCATCGTCAAACTGTGCCATTGTTTCATCGTTAGCTACATTTTTAATTCGTACATCAGCAGCATTTATAGTCATGGCTGCTGTATGAGATATTGAAGTGCCATCAATGTTGAAGTTATCAATGTCTATACCAGCGTTGGCTGTTATTTTACCTGTTACACCAAGAGTTCCACCAATAGTAGCATCATCAGTAACTGTGAGATCATCACCTACTGACAAATCATCTGAGATAGTGGCTGACGTAGTGTTTACACTTACAGCCTGTGTGCCTATATATCCTGCCATTAGCTGTCAATCTCCATATAACTCATTATCACCGAAACTTTATCTGCAACTGAACAGTCAATATTAATAGTGTCAGTAGCATTAGCTACTATCTTACCATCAAGAACAGACAAAGATGAACCTACTGGTATAGCTGCATCTTTAATTAAGAAGGCAGTAGTGTTTGCTGTTTGAGATGCTTGAGTAGTATCACTCACTAAAGTAACAGAAGCAGTAACTTGTGATGTGTGTACGTTAGCCAGTGTTAGTCCTAAGATAACAATCCTAGTATTAGCTTGCACAGTGTATAATACTTCAGGTGTACCTGCAGCATTTGGTGCTAAGTTTCGTGTAATTGAAAGAAATGTATTAGCCATTGTTTTCTCCTATATCAACCAAGCGCAATGGCGAGGGCTGTGGCTTCGTCTATTGCAGACGCTGACGTTATTAGTGTACCTGTAACTATAGGTAAAGTCAAGGTTACATCTGCTGAATAACTTGCATCTGCAGCTTGAGCTTTAACTATTACTTTATTAGTTCCGTGATCTGAGTCCTCAAAGAACTCAATAAATCCTGGTCCAGTTGCACCGTTCTTTACAGATATACCTTTATTAGCTATTGGTGTATCTGTAAAGGTAGCTACACCAGTTTGTAAAAGTGTACCGTTAATATCTACAGCACCATCAATGTCTACAGCACCACTAATATCTAAGGTAGCTGCGTCTAATTCACCAGTTATGGTAAGGTTACGAATACCTGTGTAGTCTTTGTTAGAGTCAAGTATAACAGCCTTAGATGCTACAGCAGTACCAACAGCAGTACTACCAATGTCTAGTGCGTTTAGCTCACCTACGACTGCAGTAATACCATCTAATGCGTTTAGTTCTGCAGCAGTTGAGGTAACACCGTCAAGTATATTAAGTTCGGCTGTTGTGCTTGTGACACCATCAAGCAGGTTTATCTCTGTAGCTGTTGAAGTTACTGCTACATCCTCATTAATTTTAGGTGATGTAAGTGTCTTGTTTGTAAGTGTATCTGTAGATACAAGTGATACTAGAGTTGAGTTAGCACCTGCAGGAAGCAGCATAGTGTTTGTAACACTTGCACTGTGTGGCTGTCCAATAAGTATTTGACCGTGACTATTACTCTCACAGTTAAACTGTATAGCACCTGAGTTAGTGTTGCCTCTAACGGCTACTACTCCTGTACCTTTTGCTAGTAAGTTTAAGTCAATATTAGAATCCCCGCCAGTTGCCTCTAATATTGGGCCTTGCAAGAAAGCTGTTGAACTTGCGGAGTTAGTCATCTCAAATTGATTTACTGCACTGCCTGTAGTTTGAAATATAAGTTGCTCATTACCATTAGCATCTGCAATAAAACCAGCATCAACTATTTTTGGTGCGGTAAGAGTTTTGTTTGTAAGTGTTGCAGTTGAAGCTGCTGATAACAAACGAGAGTTACCACCACTACTTGGTAACGTAAGAGTGTTTGAACCACTTTCAGAGTGGGGCGCACCTATAAGTGTTTGTGCGTGGGCATTGGAGCTTTCACAATAAAACTTTATTTGTGAAACAGCAGAGCCACTATTTTTAAGATCAATAAGACCTGCTTCAATACCTACAAAGCCATCAATTAGAACAACACCAGAACCATTAGGTGTTATAGCAATATTACCATTAGTTGTAGACGTTGTAATAGTACGAGCTAAAACATCTAAGTTACCACCTAGCTGTGGGCTAGTGTCTTCTACAATATCAGAAATAGCACTAGAAGTAGCCAAGCCTGAGACTACAGCACTTCTTGCTATTCTCTTTAGACCACCACCAGATGTATCAAAGGCCAAGAATACGTCATCATTTGCGACAGTACTTATCTCTGATAGATCACCTATTGTACTGTTGCTTACGTCAAGAACGTTTAGTTCTGCTGCAGTACTTGTAACACCATCTAAGATGTTTAGTTCCGCTGTAGTAGACGTTACCCCGTCAAGTAGATTTAACTCTGCTGCAGTGGACGTTACACCATCTAAGATGTTTAGTTCAGCAGCAGTAGAAGTTACTCCATCAAGTATGTTTAACTCTGCTGTAGTTACACTAGCACCATCTAGTATTTCTAATTCTGCTTCTGTAATAACAGCACTGCCTATAGTAAGACCACCTACAGTAGCAACACCAGTTACACCTAGTGTACCTGCTATCGTAGCATCTATATCTACATCAAGAGTATCAATGTGCGCTGTACCATTTATAAATAAGTCACGCCACTCTTGACCTGACGAACCTAAGTCAAATGATCCAGCAACACCATTAGGGATAATGCTAGAGTTTACATCTGCACCAAACACAACGTTATCTGTAACTGCATCACCAAGAGTAATTGTACCTCCATTAAAGGTAGTAGTACCTGTTACTGTAGCGTCACCTGCAACTGTAAGGTTACCACCTACAAGTAAATTACCTGATACATCTAGTATACCATTCATATCAATAGTAGTAGCTGCAATTTGTATCTCTGTGTCAGCTACAATGTCTAGCTGCCCATCGGCACTAGAGTTAATAAATATAGCAGTGTCACGAAACTGTATCTTTTCATTGGTAGCAATAAGTACATCATCAGAAAACTCAAAGTAGTCTTCATCTTCCATCCACTTTAGTGTACCGTCATTACTACCACCATTCATGACAATAGATACGTCACCAGCATTTGTTCCAATAGTAAGAACGTCTGATGCTGCCAACGTAATAGGCCCGCCTTCACCAGCAGTACCATCGTGTGTGTGTCCAGTACTAGAAGCAAAGGCAGCTAGAAGTTGATCATACTCATTATTAAAGAGGTCTGACGTGATAACATCGCCATCAGTAAATGTTGATTGTCTTGTGTATGTAGCGCCCATTTAACGTCTTGCTCCTAATGTATACTCTAACTGAAAACCTTTAAGTGAATACGGGGCAGACTCCCCACTATCATTTATTCTTATTACAATAGAAAAACCCGAACCCTCTACTGGCTGTCTTATAAGAGGCTGTGAAGGCCCACCAAAAACAAACCTGACAGCACCTCCTGCAGTACTAAATAAGGCACTGCCAAACTGTGCAGCTACATCAGAAGAATTTAACGTATAAGGATCTGGCCTAGTAGAGTCAGAATTTTCATTATCGTATCTTACTAATAACTCAGCAGCAATAGCTGACTCAGGCTTATAGTTAACAATAACTCTTTGCATGTGTTTACGAATACCTGAATCACCAAAAGGTAAGTCAGGGCTTCTGTATCTTCCTAGTACAGGTGTACCATCAAAGGTATTACCTTTTTCCTGCCTGTGAATAAAGCCACTAAAGTCTCCATGCAATACAAGAACGTTTCCTGCCTGTATAAAAGTATCTGTAGAGGTTGGTTTTATTCCACGTATTTCAGAAAATTGAAAACCTTCTTGTCTTAAAACACAAGTAATTCCTCTTGTAATGTTTTCAGCTTGACCATCTTTTGTAAAAAATATTCTGTACTGTGTCTTATCAGCTATAACTACGCTTTCAAATAAAGCAGAGTCTTTAATATTAGCATCAAAAATAGATTGTACATTTCTACTTATTGTACCTAGTTCTACATCACCAATTTTTGAAGTCGCAGCAACTGTGCGTAAACCATCTGGACCAAGGAATATTAAATCCCCTCCAAATTCTTGTATAGTATCACCATTAAGACAACCAATACTTCTAGTAACTGGTGTTATTGCAAATGTATCTCCACTAACACCTGTAAGTTTAAATATTCTATTTTCACAAAATATAAACAATGCGTCACGAAATACTTTAAGTCCTGTAATAGTATCATCTACCCTAATACTACCAGCACCATCACCCGTAAGAAAATTGTCTTCGTCAAATGGTGCACTAAATATCATTTCTTCTGGAGAAGTAGACTTACCAGCATAGAACATATGTTCTTTAAAAGCTGTTACAAATTTAGAGCCAGAAACAGAACTTTCACTTACATCAGTTGCGTTAAGAGCTAGGTTAAAAACTACAGGAGGATTTGCTTCATCAACAAATATAATTTTTTCTGTGCCATTATAATTAAAACGTTCAAACCTATACTTTACAGCATTTGTTCTACCTGTGTCTATTTCTGTCCAGGGGTTAGAAACTGCTGCATCAGCTGTATGTGTTGCTGCTCCAGATCCTGAGGTAGCCCTTGTTACCCCTGTAAATTCATTAGGATTTACTCCAGCATTTACACCTGTATAAGTAAAAAGTTCAGAGTTTATTTGAACTGTTCCGCTGGTTGCAAATCCAAGAATAGAATCTACTTTAATTGTACCAGAACCTGACATGGAGGTATTATTTTTTATTGCCGCAGCTAACTCTGTTGTTGAAGTAGCAAATATCTTTGCGCCCCTGCAAGCCAATACTTTATTACCAAAGGTAGCTACACCTATAATTTTTTCAGAGGAAGATGCAGTCTGAGGAACTTGTTGATTAACATACTTACGATGACCGTTTATTCTTCTATAGCCACCCTCAACGTCAGGCTCAAAGTTTTCTAAAACTAAAGCCTCACCTGGTTGCATAAGAAAAGTAGAACGGTTTAAGACTAAACCACCCTCACAGTTAAATGCAGCTGGTTGTATTTGAGAGCTATCAGGCATTAAAAAGACACCCCAGAGTTAGAACTCGTAGGTCTATTTATAACTGTAGATCTAATGTAATCAAATTTATTAATTAACAAGCTTTGGATATTTTTAATACCATCTTCAAAACGTTGAAAGTTAATTGAGTATTGCTGCATCTCACCTCTGTACTGATACAAAAATGAAGTGGCACCATCTGTAATTACAGGTTTAAATCTATCTGGTATAGTAGTAGTGCTTCCATGTGCAGTTAAATCATTAGGAAACGTAAAGTAATCATACAATAATGTATATTCTTTATCAGGGTAAGGGTATAGTAAATAGTTATTATCAAGGGTACGTACAATATACTGTGGCATACCTCCATTATTAAACTGCGTAACTGCTACACCAGTAGCGTAAGCAGCAGCAGTAGTACCGCTATCACCTCTTGTACAACCTGTAAGAGTATTACCAGAGATAGCAGTATAAGAAATCAACTCACTGCCAACATACACACTACCTGAGGCTGAGAATCCTACGGATGAAACAAGTGTTAACGTAGTTACAGAATCTGTGTGAGAACCATCTAATGTTGTAGACTCAACTTCATCTTCTTGGCTTGCAAATTCTTTACTTATGTATTCGTTATAATTAAGCTTTCTTAAATTAATACCTGCAGAACTAATACTATCATCTTTTTTTATTCTAGCTGTATTATAGTCTATGTGTTTTGTATCAGTGGGTATTGTATATCGTACTATTCCAGGAACTAAAGTTGATGTATTAGTAGCATGATTAAATGGGTATGCAAATTCTTTTTGGTTTATGTGTCGTATAGCTTCATTAACAGCATTCTTAGCTTGTACTTGAACTCCCCTAGCATCTGTAA